CGGCGGCTGATCGAGACTATCCATTGCCGTTTATTCCTTCAGCATTGGCTACCTTATCCGGTGGATCAGCCGCATCGCTTTACGCAAGCACGCCACCAATTGAAAATGCAATCTTGGTGGTAGCGGTTGAGATTTTCCAGAGCATCACAGCTCCCGGCAATCAGATCATGTCAGATAATTTTCAGCCGTCACCATTTGTCTTGGGTCGCAGCTTGAGCAACAGAGTAATTGGCTTATTGGGGCCATTTTTGGATGTTGAAACGATGTGCCAATGACCATCGAGGCCGACATCCGCACACCATTGCAAACCACACTTTCAACCATTGCGGCCAATGTGTATAACGGTATTCCCGAGACAATGACTAGCCCATCTATTTGTTTGGTGCCGGGTACGCCATATTTGGAAAGTGTTTTGATTAACGGATCAACCACAAAAGTAAGAATTAATTTTAATGTTACAGGTGTTGTGGGTTACTCTAACAATGCCGCCGCTTTAGACAATCTCGAACAATTGATGATCAGCATCATTAGCACAATGCCATCCGGTTATGAAGTTGGCGATGTGAGTTCACCACAACCATTGGAAGTCGGTGCCGGTAAATATCTTACGGCCGATTTACAAGTTAGCACCTATTACACCGACTAAGGAGAAACCATGCCAACAACAATAATCACCGGCAGAGACATCACTTTCACCATTGATGGTGATGATTTCGATGCTCAAGCTACATCAGCCACTTTGACTGTTGATTCAACAATCAACACATACCAAACACTTGATGGTAAAGCGTATTTTACAACAGACACTCAAGGCTCATTTGCCGTTGAAATGCTGGCAGATTGGGGCGCAGCATCATCATTGTGCGAAGCGCTTTGGACAGCTGCAACTAGCGCACCAAACACCGGACTTCCGGTGGTATTAGTGGCAGACACAGGCGCATCATTTGCGTTTGATGTTCAGCCAATTTTGCCATCAGCTGGAGGCACGGCACCGGATGCACAAACTGTTTCATTAGAATTCACTTGTGTAACAACACCTGTTGCAACATTTAGCTAAAAAAGGAGATCGGGAGCAAAATGAAATTACCAATCATAATTGAGTATGGCGATGGTCTATCTGAAACTTACACGGCACAACCTCCGGAGTGGGCTAAATGGGAGACTAAGACTGGCTTTACAATTCAGCAAGTTCAAGAAAAACTTGGCATTGCTGATTTGATGTTTTTGGCATATCACGCCATGAAGCGTGAAGCCGCTGGAAAGCCAGTCAAGTCGTTTGAAATTTGGATGGAAACAGTCACAGATGTGACCACTGGAGATGGCAACCCAAAAGTCATCAGCGCGGAAGCATAAATCGTCTCATTGTTGAACTCGCAATAGCGACACAAATACCAATGAGCGAATGGCGAAGCGCAGAGGACATTCTTACGGCGTTGGAGATATTGGAGAAGCGAAATGGCTGAGGATGCAATAGCTTATGACAAAGCCGATTTGCGGCGTATCTATGGCGCGTTTAAGGCTATGGATGATGAAGCTGTTGCAGCTGCCAAACAAGAATCAAATGCTTTGGCTACTTACTTGCAAGGAAAGATTCAAACGGCTGCCGGATCAGCCAATAATCAGGTGGCACCTAGAATTGCCGCTGGATCGCGCGTTTCTAAATCATCAAAAACTGGTGAAATTTCATTTGGGTTTGCAGCTCAAAAATTATCCGGCGGTGGCACGACTCAACAACTTTGGGGCGGTTATGAATTTGGATCGAACAAATTCAAACAATTCCCGGTTTGGTCTGGCACTCAAGGCCGTGGCTCAAAAGGCTGGTTTATCTATCCGACTTTGCGCGCCGAGCAGCCGAATATCATCGCTCAATGGGAAAATGCATTTTCTAAGATATTAAAGGAGTGGTGATGGCAGTCGGTGGATCGCGCACGTTAAAGCTCACAATTCTTGGCGATGTAGATAATCTCAAGAAATCGCTACAAGCTGCCAATTCTGATGTTGAAAATTCAAGCTCTCGTCTCGGTGATTTCAGCAAAAAAGCGGGACTTGCTTTCGCCGCAGCTGGAGCCGCTGCCGCTGTTTATGCTGGCAAATTACTCGTTGATGGAGTCAAATCAGCCATCGAGGATGAAGCTGCACAAGCCAAACTAGCAACCACTTTGCGAAATGTAACTGATGCAACAGATGCACAGATTAAATCAACTGAGAATTTTATTCTAAAAACTTCATTGGCAACAGGAATCAGCGATGATCAATTGCGGCCATCTTTGGAACGATTAACGCGCGCCACTAAAGACGTTGAGGAGGCTCAGAAGCTTCAATCACTCGCAATCGATATTTCAGCCGGTTCTGGCAAAAGTTTGGAAGCCGTTTCAAATGCGTTGGCCAAAAGTGCCGAAGGCCAAAATACGGCGCTTGGAAAATTAGGCGTTGGCATTGATGCTGCTACTTTGAAAACAATGTCATTTGATGAAATCCAAAAAACTTTGGCCACGACTTTTGGCGGTCAAGCTGCCGTTGCAGCTGAAACATTTCAAGGCAAGATGGATCGTCTGAAAGTCGCATTTGATGAAGGTAAGGAAACTGTTGGATCATTTGTGCTTGATGCCATTACGCCAATGGTTACATTTTTTATTGATAATGTTGTTCCGGCAATTCAAGCGGTGGCTAGTCAGATAGGTGAAAATCTAAAACCTACTTTTGAAGCTTTATCAACATTTTTTACAGAGACATTAATTCCAGCATTTACATCGTTTTGGGCGTTTTTGAGCGAGTTTATTGTTCCAATTATTGGTGCGGTACTTCAACCAATTATTGATGCACTTCTTAAGACATTTAAATCAATTTCCACATCCATATCAAACAACAGCGACAATTTTGCAACCTTTTACAAAAACATTCAACCAATTGCCAAATTTGTAAAAGACATTTTGGCACCGGCGTTTGGAAAAGTATTGGGTAAAGAAATCACAGTTGTGGGCAAATTGGCATCAACATTGATCACTTTATTTGGAAAAGTTCTCGGTGTTATCAATGCAGTTGTCGATGCGGTTCAAGCACTCATTAATCTTGTCAAAAATAATCCACTTGTCCGAGGAATCGGCAATGTAATTGACAGAGTGTTTGGCGGCGGTAAAGCAATGGGTGGGCCAGTTTCTGGAGGTACTTCATACCTTGTCGGCGAGCGTGGGCCGGAATTATTTACACCAAATTCAAACGGCATGATTACCCCAAATAATCGCATGGGTTCAGGAAGCAACATTATTAACATTAATGTGACCGGAGCCATCGATCCGGAAGGCACAGCTCGCAGCATTGTCAATGTACTCAATAACAGCTTCTATCGTGGCACAGGCGGCGCAAATAGTTTGCAATTCTCATCATGACCGTATTTAATCCAGTATGGCGCGTAACTATTGGCGGCGTGCAGTATGAAACTGCTATTTTGGCAAATCTTACAATTTCAAGCGGCCGAACAAACATTTATGAGCAAGCCCAAGCCGGCTATGCAAACCTTGAGCTGATTAACCTTGACCAATCAAATGTGCTAATCGAGATTAATAATTCACTCACCATCGAACTACAAGATTCCACAGCGACCTATGTGCCAATCTTTGGCGGCTCGGTTGTTGATGTAGGCATCTCGGTGGCCGAGGTTGGATCGGTTGATTATGCACAGCGCATTAACATCATTGCATTGGGTGCATTGGCCAGATTGCCAAAGGCTTTGACCGATGGAGTGCTCGCAGATGACTTTGATGGGGATCAAATTTTCACAATCTTGAGTCAGGTTTTATTTGCTCAATGGCAAGCTGTTCCAGCGGCTTTGACATGGGCAAGCTATGAGCCAACCGAACAATGGCAAGACGCTCAAAACACTGGATTGGGCGAGATTGATCGACCGGGTAACTATGAGCTTGAGAATCGCACATCCGACCGGATTGATGTTTATTTTTTGGTGGCAGCTTTGGCCACATCAGGATTAGGTTACATTGGCGAATCCGCTACAGGTCAAATTTTTTATGCAGATTCGACACACCGCACAAATTATCTTGCCGCCAATGGATATGTTGAACTCACAGCCAATCACGCTTTGGCATCAGGATTGAGTATTCAATCGCGAACCGGCGATGTGCGAAACAACATCACTCTTAAATACGGCAACAATTCAGCATTGGAAGTAAGTGCCGAGGATGTTGCATCCATTGGACTTTATGGGCAACTAGCACAGATTTTTACGACAACTGTTAAGCATCAAGCGGATGCCCAAGATCAAGCGGATTTTTATTTAGAACTTAGAGCTTATCCACGCTTTAATTTCAACAACATTACCTATGAGCTGACAAACCCAGAGCTTGATGATGCCGATCGCGATGATTTGATTAATGTGTTTATGGGTATGCCAGTCGAGATTTCCGACCTGCCACTTAACATGAATTCTGGCGATTATCTGGGTTTCGTTGAAGGCTGGACATTTTCTGCCCGTTATAATCAGATTAACATTTCAATGATTTTGTCACCGATTTCATTCTCATTGCAAGCCATGCGATGGAATGATGTGCCGGTGGTAGAGCAATGGAGCACAGTCAATCCAACACTGGATTGGATCAATGCCACTATTGTGGCGTAAGGAGAAAACATGAGCAATCCAACAACGCCATTTTCGTGGCAAATGCCAACATCAACAGATTTGGTCACAGATTTACCAGCCGACTTTGAAGTGTTTGGTCAAGCTGTTGCCACAGATTTGGCAGATTTACTAGGTGGCCCGTCGGGTTACATTCTTTCAAAAGCATCTGCAACAGACATGGATTTCACATGGATCGCAAATGATCAAGGTGACATAACTGGAGTTACGGCAGGTACCGGCATTAGCGGCGGTGGCACATCAGGCACCGTAACCGTTACTAATTCAATGGCAACAGCTATCGATGCAAAAGGTGATTTAATAGCTGGCACAGGCGCAGATGCTTTTAGCCGTTTGGGAGTCGGTGCAAACAATACGGTTTTGACGGCTGATTCTGCGGAAGCAACTGGATTGAAATGGGCAGCTCCAGTAAGTGCTGCACCAACTTGGACATTACTTTCAACAACGGCAACAACATCCGGTTCAACTGTTTCTGTTACTGGTTTGTCAGGATATAATCAATTTTTAATCCGATTTAGTGCAATTTCATCAAATTCAAACGCTGATTCTTATTTTTTACAATTTAACAGCGTGACGACTGGTTCAAAGTATGTTCGCATGGGCGAAACATTTAATGGTGCCGCAGCATTTTCCACCAATTTTCCAGCCGCAAGCGCACCAGCAGCCGGAAATAGTTTTGACTTTGCTGGGGCATCACAAGCAACAAATACATTAAGTGGTTATTTATTTTTGCAAGGTGGTAATTCTGCAAATTTAAAGGTTGGTCATTATGTTGTTGGAGCAAATGATTCAGCAGCTAATTCGTTTCATCGTTGGAATGGATTTGTTTATGATGACACAAATGTCATTGCAAGCGTTCAACTAGGTGCCAATTTTGGCACTTTTGATGCCGGATCAATTATTGTGTATGGGAGTGTGGTGTGATGATTAAAGTGATTCACGATATTTTGACAGATACTTATACAGAAGTACCTTTGACAAATGATGAAATTAAGGCACGCGAAGCGGCAAAAACTCAGCACTTAGCCGAGCAAGCTGCTAAAGATGCCGAGCAAGCTGCTAAAGATGCAGCTAAACAAGCTGTACTCGACAAGCTCGGACTATCTGCCGATGAAATGGCTGCATTACTGGCATGACATTTCCACAAGGCACATTGCCGCGTTTGATTCAGGTTGCGCTGGCCGAGGTCGGCACGGCTGAAACAGGCAACAATGAGACAAAGTATGGCAAACACATGAAGGCCGACAAGCTGCCATGGTGTGGGTCGTTTTTAAATTGGTGTGCAGATCAAGCCGGCGTGGATGTGCCAAATGTTGTCAGTACCCGCGCCGGAGCTGATGCTTTTAAGAAAATGAATCGATGGCACAGCACACCAAAGATTGGTGATTTTGTGTTTTTTGATTTTGTAATCGATGACAAAATAACGATCAATCACATTGGTTTGGTCATCCGAGCATCTGAGAAGCAAATTGTGACCATTGAAGGCAACACATCAGGTTCGGAAGATCAGCGCAATGGCGGCGAAGTAATGGTGAAATCTAGAACTTTGGGAGCAAGGTCATTTGTTGTCGGCTACGGCCGACCAACTTATGGCGCGTTTTCCGGTGATTTGCCGGATCGACCAAAAGGAGAAAAATAATGAAACAATTAAAAGCAGCTGCCGCATCATGGGCAAGAAGTGCAATGGCAGGTTGTTTAGCTGTCTACATGACTGGGAATACAAATCCCAAAGATTTGGCAATGGGCTTAATCGCTGGCATTGTGCCGGTACTAGCTCGATGGGCAAATCCCAACGATGTAAGCTTTGGCATAAAGAAGTGAGTCCGGGCGAATGGACGGCTGTTGGTGGTTT